CCCACCCGTCAACAACTTGTGGGCGCCACTCCCCGCGAAGGAGTCCAGCGCGTACCCGGCCGCCCCCAGGATCACCGCCTCTTCCTGCTCCGGCAGGAGCGTGGTGCCCGCCACGTCCAGGGTGTGAAGCCCCAGCCACGTCACGTTCACGGCCTCACCAGCCGCCGGCGTCCACGAGATGTGAAGAGTCGCCGTCGTCCCCCACACGTTGAAGCGGACGTACTCCGGCGGCCACCGCAACGTCGGGTACTCGATACCCACCACGTCCAGCAGCCCCGTCAACGTCGCCAGGCTCAGGTCGCGGCTCGCCGCCGTCACCAGCGCCGTCGTCTGCTCACGGCCGGCCACCGCGCTGACCTCGGTCACAGCACGGGTAGCCCAGCGCTCCAGCTCGGCGTCAGTGAACTCCTGGACAGCAGGGGTGTCCCGCAGGTCCTGGCGGACCTTGGCGATGAGCTGGGCGAGCGTGGTGGTCACGCCGCCGCCCCGCTACGCTACAGTCTCAGGTCTGTTGCAGGGGAAAAGGTGGATGGAAGTCGCCGTGAGGATGGTCCCGACGATCTTGTTGCAGTCGCCGCCCGTCACAGGCGCCGTCTCTGTGTACTGGCCGTTCAACGCGCCCTCGGCGCCGTAGACCGCGCCCCCGGGCGTCGCCGCCGTAATCCGGCCGCTCAGAATCGCCTCGCCGTAGCAGGTGATGGTGTCACCAATCGCCCCGTCCTCGCCGGCGATGTACTTGCCCTGAATAGCCGTGCCGGTGGTGGCCAGGGCGCGCTTCCAGCCGGTCGCAAACCCGATGAGGTCGCCCTTGACGACCGCCCCGGCCAGCAGCAGCCGCACGGGGAAAGCCGCCTGCTGCAGCACACCGCCGACCTGGGCGTCTGTAAGGGCCACGCTACTCCTCCACCTTCGGCGCCGGACCCACCCGCTTCATCTTCGCGCAGTGGTAGGGACCTTCCCAGCCGTCCTCGCCGGTCTCGGTCACCACCACACGCAGCCCACACGCCCGGAACTTCCCCGACGCGTCGGCCACACCAGGGCACTCGTACTCGAAGTCCCGGTTCTCGGGGTCAGGGGCAGGTCCAGACTTCATATCCGACATCCTACGTCGTGAACGCCACCGCGCTCAGCCCCGTCAGCCGAGCGATACACACGTTCGAGAGCATGGCCAGCGTCATGTACCACTTGACCCGCTCCCGGTCCGCGTCCTTAGTCTCAAGAATCCCCACCGGCTCCACCTGAAGGCCCCCGCCCTCCGGCTCCAGGCCGATGAGACCGTAGTTCTCAAGACCGAACTTCAGCCCGAAGATGCTTGAAGAAGCGCCCCCCGTCTTCGCCGAGTACAGCCCACCCGCCGTCAGCAGCTCGGTGTCCACCATGTAGTCGCAGATCGCCACCGGGATGCCCTGGTAACTCAACGTCTGAGGCCCAAGGGCCCCCGGCCCGGCCACGAACGCGTTGCCGCCGCCCAGCGTCCGCGCCCCGGCGTTGATGGCCCGCCGCGTCCGCCGCGACATCATCAGCAGGTCGGGCTTCCCCGGCCGCACCAGGTCAATCATCTGTTCCAGGGCGGTGAAGGTACCAGGGTCCGCGACGGCGTCCGCGGAGATGTTGATGGTCTGACCCGTCCCGCACATCACGTGGACCCCATCGAAAGCCTTGGGCTCCGTCGCCGCCACGCCGTAGATGAAGCGGTCCTCGAAGGTCCGCTGCACCGCCTTCGCCTTCTGCATGACCGCCGACACGGCGATGTCGTTGATGTTGAGCCGGGTGGTGCGCAGGAACTTGTCCACGTCCACGTCGCCACCCAGAATCTTCAACTTCGCCGTCACCTTCGTGACAACCGGCGTACTCTCCTGCCACACCTCACCGGGGTCGTAGAACGACACCGTCGGGAGCGTGGTCTCACGGTTATACGCGTACGCGTTCCCCTGGAAGCTCTCGAAGGGAAGAACCTGCAGCACGGGGCTCTCGGAGATCAGGCACTCCACAATCCCCGCCAGCAGCGCGTCGTTGGAGTAGTTCTCGGCCTCAGCCAGCGTGTAACCCACCGGCTAACCCCCCGGCTTGTCCCGCGCGTCCAGACCAGCGCGGATCTTCTGCGCCGCCGTCATGTTCGAAAGGTCGACCGCCCCGCGCCCCGCCCCGGTAGGAGCAGGAGGCCGGAACCCCATCGGCGCCTTAGTCGACGCCAGACCCTGCAGCTCGTTCAGCGTCCGCTCCCGGATGGTGGCCACCAGCGCCGACGCGCTGGCCACCGACGCCTCGAGCTCCGCAGCCGTCGCACCGACCACCAGCTGCTCCGGCAGCTCAGGGTGAGCGACCAGCACGGCCGCCCGGAGCTCGCGCCCCGCCGACTCGCGCAAAGAGGCGAGCTCAGTGTCAACCTGGCTCGCCCTGTTCGCCTCGGCCCGCAGCGCCGTCAGCTCGTCGTCCGGTACTTCAGCCATGTCGAGAACAAGCTACAGGAACGAAAACGCCAATGTCAAGCCCCCTGGTCAACTTTATCAACTTTCCCGCCGCCAGCCACCCCCGCGGCCGCCCCCACACCCGCCACGTCCCCCAGCTCCTCCAGATGCCGCTTCCACTCCCCCGCCGCGTCATCCACACCCAGCCGCCCCATCGACCCCTGCGCCGAAGACAACCCCGCCCCCACACGCTTGCTCTCGCGCTCCACGTCGGCGTTCACGTCACCCGGCACCACCGAGCCCCAGGACACCACCACGGTACCAGAACTCTTGTGCGCAGTCCCCGTGAACAGGTCCAGCAGCGCCAGGATCATCTCCCCCCGACGCACCAGCGCGTCACCCCGCACCAGCCGCTTCCGCACGACCTTTTGCTCCAGCGGCTTGAGCTCAATCTCCAGCGCCACCCCCGACAGCGACCGCGCGTTGTCCCCGAACGCCGTCCGCGGCGACTCCGCCAGGTCGTGCAGGGCCCGGTACAGCCGGTCAAGGTACTCCAGGTGAACGTTCACCCCACCGCCAGACAGCAGGTCCAGCAGGTACGCCTTCGACTTCTCCGGCAACTCCCACACCGACCCGGGCTCCATCGCTATGTCTTTACTCTCCTCCACCCCCTCCAGCACCGTCACCGGATTCCCCGACAGCTCCATGATGCGCGACAGCGCCGTGAACTCCCGGTTCACCTCCACCGCCACCTCGCGAACGACCGCCACGTCGGACATCCCCCAGTTCGACTTCGGCACCGGCAGGTTGGGGAAGACCACGTAAGGCACGAAACCGCAGGGGTTCGCCTTCGACTCCACCAGCTTCTCGCCCACCCACAGGTCCGCCGTCCCCTCCGTCCAGTCCTCCACCGCCGCCACCGCCTTCGGCACGACCACCCCGTACTCCGCCGCCCACTCCGGCGACACCACGTACCGCTCCGCCACGCGCACCAGGCGCCGCCGGTCCCGCGGGTCCCACCAGGCGAAGAGCCCCTGGACGTCCGGCGCCGTCACCACCACCCGCTTCAAGTCCTCATCCCACCGCACCTTGTACGCCCCGTCCCCCAGGACGGCCGTGTCAATCTCCGTCTCGTAGTCCAGCCGGTCAAGCCCGTTCTCGGCCGCAACCAGCGCCAGCGCCGCCTCAGCCGCCCTCGACGCCGCCGACGCCGGCTCCGACGACTCCTCCGGGCCCGGAGCCGGCACCACCTCGAGGTGCGCCCCCGACATCACGTACGAAGTCACCTTCTCCACCACCGCACGGACGTAGTTCACCACCACCCGCCGCACCCTCCGGCCCCGCGCCGGTGGCCACTGACTCCCGTTGTAGAACGTCAGGTTCGACTTGTACGCCGCCAGCCGCTCCGTATCCAGCTTCGCCAACTGCCGAGGCACCGAAAGCTCAGACATCTCGCCTTCTCCCCCGGGCCACCGCCCGTTTCATCCCCGACGCCGCCTCTACGCACAGCGCCAGCCCGTTCACCAGGTCATCGTGACCGTCCGAAGGGTCAACCTCCCAGGAGAGCACCCGGCTGGCCGAGTACCTCGCCCGGCACAGCCGGAGCTCCTCCCACAGCGTCCGCCACTCACCAGAACCGTCATCAGCGTGGGTACGAACACGCCCGGTCCCCGCAGCCGCCTGGAGCCCGTACCCCAGGCTCGACTTGCTGTGCTGAGTATAGCGGTACGACAGCACACGCGACTCCCCCAGCGACCGCCGCAGCAACAGGGCCAGCGCCTCGCCGATGGCCGTCGAGTCCACGGCCACCCGCCGCACCCCCCACACGTCGCTCAGCAACCGCATCACCTGCGGGTACACCACCTCGTGAGACTCGCCCCGCCACCGGTAGACCCGCACCAACTCGACCTCCGGCAACTCGGCGGACTCCCGCCACACCAGCCGCCCGACCAGCAGCGCCGTGTAGTCCGGCCCCCGCACCGACGTGACCGCCGCCGGCGCCTCACCCGCCACGTCAAGCCCGGCCACGTAGGTCGACAGCGGCGAACCACCCACCTCCGGCGCGTGCTGCCCCCGCATCATGTCCAGCACCGCCGGCGACAGCAGACGACCGCCGCCCGGCAGCGGCTTCAGCTCGTACTGCGTCGTGAAGAGCGGGTGAGTCGGCCCCAGCCGGGCCCGCTCCCCCTCCACGTACCGCCCGTACGCAGGGTTGTATGCCGCGCAGTGCTCCCACGGGTAGACGAACGTCCGCCGGACCCCGTCCCGAACCTCAGCCTCACGGCACGAGTACAACGTCGCCTCGAGCAGCGACGCGCCATCCCACGCCGTCCCGTATAGCACGGTCGTGGCGTTAAACGCCGACGCCATCGGCCGGAAGTCCTTGTCGAACTAGTCCGGCGCCACGTCCTGCGCCTCGTCCACCTCGAGGAGCAGCGACGCCGTCCCACCCACCACGTTCGCCGTCGCCTCCGCCGAGTAGAACGTCCACCGCGCCATCCCCAGGCGGACGATGTGACCCTCCACCAGCCGCGCCCACTGACCAAGACCGGCCCGAGCCAACGCCGACTCCAGCCGGTCTATCGAGTACATCACCTGCGGCCGGAAGGTCGGCGCCGCCTTCACGCCGTTGCCGCCGCTCACCATCGACCGCGACAGCAGCACCGCCTCGATCCAAGCTGAGACCTCGTTCTTCCCCGCCTGACGGCTCATCTCCACCACGAAGGTCAGGCCGGCACCCGTCCGCACCGACTCCAGCACGGCGCGCGCCGCTTCGGCCTGGTAGGGACGCAGCTCAGTCAGCCCGACCAGCACCCACCACCTTCCTGGGCATCAACCCCAGACAACGGCGGCAACCCAGCCACGCCCCGCGCCGCCGCGGCCACCCTCCTCCGGCGCACCAGCCGCCGGAACCCCTCAGCCTCCGGGCAGGTCGCGAAGTGCGCCACACCGTCAGGGTTCACAGGCTGCCACTTCCCCGCCTCCGTCCGGCGCCACACGATAGGCGCCCCACACCCACGGCACCGCGTCCGGCCCGGCACCAGCCGCACCCGGCCGCCAGGACCAACCTCCAGCTCCGCCATCACACCACCCGGCCTTCCACAAGCCCCTTGTGGTGCCCGACCTCGCCGCACCGCCCACCACGGCGCAGCTCCCCCTTCTCCGCCGCCCGCGCCCCCTCCGGCGTCCGCCCACACTGAAGGCACTTCAGCTCACCCACGCCATCGTGCAGCACCGACCCGCCCACACACCACCGGCACGCCGCCCCCGCCCGCCGCGCGCCATCAGTAGCAAGCCGCCCAAGCATCCCAACCGTCCCTCGCCACCACCAACGCGGCGGCGATCACGTTCTGCTGCGCGTCCAGCAGGTTCCACCCCGCGTCAACGAACCGCTTCCCCGCGCCCTCCGGCAGCAACTGCATCGGCCCCAGCTCCCCATGGTCGCCCACCCACGACACGGCGTCAGGCCCGGTCTCACACCGCCACACCCGCAACGCATCCTCCGTCGCGCCCAGCGGCCCAAAGTAGTGCTCGATGACCGATTCCACAGGCGGGAACGTCTCAGACGCCACAGGCGCCCCCAGCGCCCCCACACGCCCCGTTTCCGGCACAAACCCCGCCTCCGGCGTCACCACCGCCGTCGCCGTCGCCGCCGGCGTCGGCGTCACAAACGCGATCTCCACCTCCACCGACTTCCCCGACAGCAACGACCACGCCACCACCACCACCGCGGTGAACCCGCACACCACCATCAGCCACATGCCCGCCCCCGGGTCCAGCGGCAATCGAAAGCGATAGCTCACGGTCCCACCTCCATCTCCGCCTGCAACGACTCCACCACCAGATCCACCAGGACCTCCTGGCGGCTAAGACGCCCAAGCCACGACGACGCGTCGACCACGAGGTCATCCCCCACCTGCGCCTTCACCTTCACCACGATGTCGAAACCCATCACCAACGGCTCCACCACCACCGACTTCAGCAGACACCCGTGCAGCTTCAGCGTCTTACGCCCAGCCGGCACCGACGCCGCCTGCCCCCGGAACCGCGCCGCGCCGTCCAAGCCAGGCACCGGCGCCAACTTCGACAGCGTCCCACGACGCTCTTTCAGCTTGTCCGCCAGCTCTTTACGAACCAACCCGTCCGTCCTTTCTACCCGCCACCGTCTTCGCAACCGCACGCTTCGCTCGTATTGTCGCCAGAAACCGAGCTCGACTCTCGTCCGTCCACCCCCGCCGCCGCGCTAGCATGTGCCTAATGTCCAACGCCTGCGCCACCAACCCTCTCCCCGCCGCCCGCAACTGCCTCGCCCTGCCCTCCAGCCTCTCGGCGATCGCATACCCCTCAGCCACCCACTCCGCCACCCCCGCCGAGGCCCCCGCCGCCACCACAGCCCCCCGCGCCGGCCTCACGGTCCCGCACATCGTGCACACGACATCACCGTCCTGATTCCGGCTCGCAAGGTGGCTGAAGCACTTCGGGCAAGCCATCGACCTCGCCGCCTCTGTCACTACCCCGGCCCCTCCCCCTACCCGCCACCACCGGCGGCGCGCCGCGCCACCGGACTGAACCGCGCGTGCTGAGTCTGCACGTCGCGAAGGTCCATCTCCACGTACCGCCGCGTAGTCGCGACATCCGCATGCCCCATGATACGCTGCAGCGAGAACACGTCGCCGCCGTTCATCACGTACAGCCGCCCGAACGTGTGGCGCAGCAGGTGAGGACCACCCCGAAGCCCAGCCCGCGCCAGCGCCCGCTTCACCGCCACCTGCAAAGCCTCCACCCCCGCCGGCCGGCCCGCCCTCGCCCACACGAACCGCCCGTCGCCCTGCCCCATCAGCGCCTGCAACGTCTCCGCCGATATCGGCACCTCACGCCGCCCCGTCTTACCCACCACCACCACCACCGACGTCCCAACCGCCTGCCACGTCAGCGACGCCGCCTCACCGATACGCATCCCCGTGTCCAGCAGCAACGTCAGCAGCGCCCGGTCCCGCCGCGACAGCCGGCTCCCCAGCAGCCGGTCCACTTCCTCCTGCGTCAGCGTCCGCGCCACCTTCCGCCGGCGAAGCGGCCGCTCCACGAACGCCGCCGCGTCCGGCACCGAGTACCGCACCGACACCCACCTGAACATAAGCCGCATCGCCACCCAGACGTCGTACCGCGTCTCATCCGAGACACCCTTGACCTCGGCCAGCACCAGCTCGACCGACTCCGGGTCCCGCGGCAGCTCCGTCCACGTCGCCACCAGCCGGGCCAGACAATAGCGAAGCCAGCCCTCGTACGACGCCGAGCAACCCCGCGCGCGACGGCTGGCCACGAAAGACTCTACAGCGTCAGCGGTTCTCACCGTCCTGGTCGCACCCGCTGCCCCACGGTCCACCGCAGGAACCCCGCCGCGTTCCGGAGCCCCGGGTTAACTTCCCAACGCCCCCGCCCTCCCTGCGGCGGCGTCGACCAGACCACAACCCCGTCCGACTTCAACCCCCGCATGATCAGCGGCCCGCCGAAGCGGAGCACGAACGCCTCAGCCCCCACGAAACGGAGCTTCACCTCCAGCCACTCCGCCAGCAGCCGCTCCCCCAGCGTCAGCCGCGGCAGGTCCCCCTCGCGAGGGGCGCAGCCGCACCGCGGCGAGTGGACGTGGTCAGGCGTTCGTTGTTGTTGTTGTTGTTGATGATGCTGACGAAGTGAGAGAGGTCTCTCACAACTCACACCATCATCATCAACATCGGCCGTTCGGGGTATCCCACGAAGAAGAGGAGGCTGACGAGGGGCGCGCGCCGGTTCGGCGGCCATGAGCGTCCGTCCTTTCCGTACCCGCCACCAGGTAACAGCAACCGGGCGAACACTACTCCCACGGCCGAGACCTGTCAACACCCCCAGGATGGAAATGTACGTCTGAATGGGGTTCAGGAGGTCACAGGTTCAAATCCTGCCGCCCCGACCACCGACCCGCACTTCCGAACGAGCGTTCGGCGTGCTACACTACGGCAGAGCGCCGCTCCGGCGTTCCTCGGCCACACGTCCGTCCGTGGCCACCGGGACAGCAACCACCCGGCAGCGGCCGAAGCGGGCACGGCCTCCGCCCAAAGCGGGGGCCGTCGTCTACCCGCCCACCTGTGCTACAATCCCACCATGCCCGACGTCCTCTACGCCATCGACACGTCCCACGACGACGTGACGCTCGCCGAGGCCCGCGCCGTCCGCGAAGCCGGCATCGAGCTCGCCGTCCAGTGTCTCTACGACGGCGTCAAGCAACCCGCCCACCGCGTCACCAACCTGCGCAACTACACCAACGCCGGCCTCCTCATCGCCGGCTACGCCTCGCTGCCCACCAACGCCAGCGTCGGCTACACCCACATGGACAACGCCCGCCACGGCGTACCCGACGACCTCTGGGCCGCCCTCGTCCGCTGCGCCGTCGACGTCGAGCTCGACGGCATCACCACCTACGCCATCCGCGAGGCCATCGCCCGCGTCGAACAGCACGGCAAGCCCCGCACCATCTACACCAGCCTCAGCAAGTGGCGCGCCATCGGCGACCCCCACGACTTCACCGACTGCGAGCTCTGGAACGCATGGTGGGACGAAGACCCCGACCGCGACTTCGACGCCAACCCCTACGGCGGCTGGCGCCCCGACCAGGTCCTGGCCGAGCAGTACAGCGGCGGCCACCAGGTCGCCGGCGTCTTCGCCGACCGCGACGTCTTCTTCGTCAGCCGCGCCCAACTACTCGGACAGCCCACCCTCGCCATCGTCAACGCCAGCACCGGCCTACTCCACCTACGAATCGCCGTCCTCGAGCACGGCATCGACGCCCTACGCCGAGGCGACCCCACCGCCCTCCGCGCCGTCGCCGCCTACA